ATTCCGAGTATTTTCACGACACCAATGTCGAACATCATAGTTCACGTATTATCCTTGAGGAGGATAACAGCAAAATAAATGTTGAGCTGGTACACGAAAAATCAAAAAACATATCAATCTTGAAGACCGTAAAAGGATGGGAAGTCCTCTCACTTTTTAATGGTTTGTTAGGTTGTCATACTGGGGATACCCCAGCTGGGTTTCTCTCTGGAATTTCTTTATTCCAGTTAGATAAATCTTTCCCAGAAGCTACTAAAGATAAGCGTGTTAAAGAATTCTTTAACACGTCTAGTTTAGTTGAAAATTCAATTGTTATACGTAAAGGTATGAATTATAAAAAAGTTTATAATTGCCTTTTAAATTTTAAATGTATAGAATTTTCTTCTGAGTTTGATGAAGATGATTTTGCTATGTTAGTTAGTAAGGTCATGGACCTTGTTTTAGGTTCAAGCGGGTTATTAATTGTTAACTGTCCTGTCATCATTGAAACATTAATGTTTCAACGTGCTCAAATGCACGCATTTATTGATTATGACGAAGAGTTAGTTTTTGATTTACATTCCTGGTTGAGTTCCTTTAATAAGATGATGTTGTTTCCAAAGGGGGATTTTGTATCCTTCTCTAAGTATATAACTGCTTACCCATTAGCTGCCTATTTAAATAACGACTTACCACTGAAACCTTTAGGGTTTCCTGAAGGTGGAAGTATGTTATTTATGGGAAGTGTCCGTACGTTTCTTAAAAATCGTATTGGTACATTTGGGAGAAACAATAAGAAAGAAACACTCGCTTTTTTGAGTTTTTGTTTAAGTTACCTTCAAGGTGTGAAACGCGCATGTGCTCGTGTGGATCCCTTGTATATACAGTTAGCTTATCAAAAGCATCAAAAGGCTATGGTTATAGAGCGTGAATGTAATGAAGATTATTTGGAGCAATTCAGGAAATTTTCCTCTTATTTTTGCGATGATTTTAAGAAAACCAAGCCCAAATTGTATATGCCATCTACCTCTGCTCATTTAGAGTCATCTTTTGATGAATGGGGTGCTTATGGTTATATAATGAAGCGAGTACAACAAGGTGTCAGTGATCCAAGCTTTAAGGACACTGAAATCCCGGTGTTAGAAGAAGAATACCAAAAAGAGGATATAACTTTAGAAAGTTTAATTGAAGTCCAACCAGTTTTCTCACCCCTTAAAACCCCTTCCTATATGGTTAGGGCTGGTGAGGATGAAATACCAGTAATGGTAGATGAATTAAAATCATCTGGAATAGGCTCATTTTCTAAAGTTGAAGATAACTCTTTTACTTTTAACAGATTAGGTAGGGATGAATTCCAATCAATGGAATATATTCCCCAGCGAAATAAAACTGTCCAATTCAATGGTCCAAGTGTATTATCACCAAAAGATATATATTTGTTGCGCTATATGATATTGGAGGATCACAGTTCTTTGGCTGGTATACTACCTGAGGATTTCCTGGAAACTCTGAACTATCCAGAGTCACACATGTTAACCGTCAAAACTTATGCTATATCCGAACCTTTAAAAGTTCGTATGATAACAAAAGGTCAAGTCTTGCCGTATTATTTTGCAAAGTTTTTCCAAAAAGCTATGTTTAAATTTTTACGCTCTTTTCCTCAGTTTGCATTGATTGGTGAACCTGTTTCCATGACACACTTGAAACAGATATTAGATCAGGAGGAATGGATCAATGAGAATTACTTTATCAATTTTGAGTTTGATAAATGGGTCTCAGGTGATTATAGTGCCGCTACTGATTCCATTAAATCTATATATACGATGGTTGCTTTTGAAAGCTTCCTTGTTCGTTCTGGGTTAGATGAAATTGACTGCAATATATTACGTTCTGTTCTTTACTCCTCTATTGTAGAATATCCTCCTGGTTCTTCTCCTGATGGATCTGCCTTAAAAAGCGTGGTTCAAAAATCAGGTCAACTAATGGGCTCTCCTTTATCTTTTCCTATACTATGTATGATTAATCTCATTGCATATGCTATAGCTATGAAAAGGTATTTGAAGAGTTTGGGTTGTAATGTAAGTATTCCTTTAGATCGCCTACCTGTTAAGGTTAATGGTGACGATATTCTCTTTAGAACCAATGCGAAGTTTTATAAATTTTGGTTGGAATCTATATCTGAGGTGGGTTTTTCTTTATCAATTGGTAAAAATTACGTCCACCCTAATGTTATGACCATTAATTCTGTTTGTTATCATTTTAGTGAATCGAAAGATTCTTATAAGTTTGAACAGATTGGTTATTTAAACATTGGCCTTTTAACTGGGCAATCAAAGCTACGTGTTAGAGGATCAAAGGAATTGTTACCTGTTGATCATTGGTATAACACTGTAATGGATGGTGCTTTGAGTAAGTTAAAAACTCATAAATTCTTCATGTTTTATCATAGCGATAGAATAAGGAGACTTACTGACAACCGTAAGTATAACCTCTTTATTTCCAAGTA